CCTTTCAGGAACTTCCAAATTAGGAGGTTCGAGGGGAGAGGTCCGCGAGAAGGCAGTTGACCTACTAGATGCGTACACGAGAAGTGTTGGAGGAGCCCGTGATAAGGCTCTCGCTTTCTCGAAGTTTCTCACTAGGAACAAGAGTGACATAATGAAAGTGACTTGTAGAGGTAGATATAACCTCTTCTTACCACGCCTTATGGGTTGTTTCGAGTTCCCCCTCTATGAGGGAATCGATTGTCACGTCACACGTTTCCAGAAGTGTCTTGCGAAACTTATTAAGCAAACCGGTAACTATAATATTGTGGGATTTACTAATGATATCCCGTCAAACGCAGTTTCTATCAGAGAAACGAAGAATCCACAGAAAATCATGGTTGGTATGGGTCCACTCCGAGAAGGAGAGAGATTATTCGACCCGGTTTCAGTCACTAGTGTAAATAGTTCGTATTTACCTGACTCAAACACTAAATTCTTTACCAACATCCCTGAGCGTTATGATCCTCAGAAACTTTTTCCTTTTCAACTTAAGGAATCGAAGTTCCGGATCAATTGGGATCAAATGATTTTCCGTAGATTGGTTCAATATTGAACCTAATACTCCGATCTAATCAAACCTTCTTAATCTTTTGTACCGTGCTGGGACCACGTTAAACTCAACCCGCTTTGATGGTTTAGCTCATCATCTTTGTGTAACAATTGCTACTAAGAATCAAAACAAACGTGCGGCGTCGTCTCCAGTCCGCCAGAACAAATCTGGACAAAATCCTGTACAAAAGAAGATTAATAAGAAGATTAAAGAAAAGAAAGAGAATATTGTGATGGCCCCTACAGCTATGTCTTCTCAATATGAGAATACAGCACCTGCTTTATCCTATTCCGTTACCGGGGATGGGCAAGTTCGTGTTAGACATCGTGAATTTGTTCGCGATATTGTCTCTGTAGGCGCAGCTTATGCTGCCACCAGAATAGAAATCAATCCCGGGAACCTGCAATTATTTGCCTGGCTCCAAAGCTTAGCACTCTCATATGAGTCCTATGTATTCAAATCCTTGAGTTTTGAATTTGAATCCACCAGTTCAACGACTGATCGTGGAACAGTAATGATGGGAATTGATTTCGATGCTTCTGATGCACCACCTTCCGGTAAACAAGAACTAATGGCCTTTCATGGAGCTACTCGCTCTAATGTCTGGTCACATCAATGTTGTAATGCTAGTGCAAAGGATCTCCACAAGTTTGGAGTCCAACGATACG